AGGTCCTTTTTTTTGGCTCCTAAATAGTAGATAAAGGAGAATTTAATGTCAGCACTGACCAGAAGTCCAGAAAATACAAACTTATTGCAACCTACAAAATACCTATTGGTTTTCAATAGGATTGGAACTGTTCAGTATTTTTGTCAATCAGTAAATATTCCATCCATAAAATTAGGTGAAGTGGCTCGGGTTACACCTTTCTTGGACATGTATTCACCTGGTACTAAATTGGATTACAGTCTGCTTGATATTGAATTTATTGTTGATGAAGAACTACAGACATGGAAAAACTTGTATAACTGGTTCATTTCTATTGCTGATCCAAATGGATTTGAAAAAAGAACCTACAAAGAAGAACTACAAAGAAGTGAACATTTTTCAGATGCTACTTTAACCATTCTGAGTTCTTTGAACAATCCAATTTTAAGAATTCAATTCAGAAATTTATTTCCAGTAAGTATGGGCGACATTAATCTTGATACCAGATTATCAGCTGATAATATTGTAACTGTTTCTGCTTCTTTTAGGTATGAATCATATACTTACTTGACATTATAATAATAAAATGTTATAATGTAACTTTATTGCCACTTTATATAATTATGGAAAACCTTGAACAAATATTAAAATATTGGGAAACAGATTCGCAAATGGATCAAACAGAACCCAGCAAAGAACTACTGAAGATTCCACTCTTGCACAGTAAGTATCTGAACATTTTAACCAAACATAAAATTGCATCAAAGAAAGCCCATTTTGATTATCTACGTATGCGTAAAATCAAATGGGAATATTTTACTGGCAAAATGTCCAAAGAAGAACTGGACGAATATGGATGGGAACCATTTCAATTTGCATTGAAATCCGATATCAATACATACTTAGAAGCTGACGGTGATTTAATCAAACTGTTGGAAAAGAAAGTCTACCACGAAGAAGCCATATCGGTTATTGAATCTATTATGGCTGAACTTAAACAAAGAACGTGGCAGTTAAGAGATTTTATTTCATGGGAAAAATTTGTTAATGGACAGTGATATCGTTATTGTTAAAAAAGATGAAGTGTATGCCAAGATAATTTGTGAGAAAGATGTTGCAAGAGAATTATCTGAGTACTTTACATTCTTTGTACCTGGTCACCAGTTTGTTCCAGCCTTCCGAAATAAAATTTGGGACGGAAAGATAAGGCTCTTTAATCTACAAACTCATCAGTTATATCTTGGACTTACCAGTTACTTACAAGAGTTTGCAGATGAGCGCCAATACTTTATTGACTGGGGTGACCTAAAAACATTAGATGAATATTCCATATATCACTTCAATAAGTTCGTAGAAACTTTAAATCTACATTCAAGAGGTCAACCAATTCAGGTCAGAGACCATCAAAGAAACGCTTTCATTCATGCAGTACAACATCGTAGAGCTCTATTACTGTCTCCAACCGCATCAGGTAAGTCTCTAATCATTTATTTGTTGTTCAGACAACTACTAGACTATCAGAATCTCAAAGGCCTTATAATCGTTCCTACGACTTCCTTAGTCGAACAGTTATATTCGGATTTTACAGATTACTCATCACACAATGGTTTTTTGGTTGAAGATGCAGTACACAGAATATATCAAGGTAAAGATAAAGTATCTGACAAACCATTAATCATTTCCACGTGGCAATCACTGTATCAATTACCATCAAGTTACTTTGAACAATTTGATTATATAATTGGTGATGAAGCACATCTATTCAAAGCACAATCACTTACAACCATACTCACATCCGCAACCAAAACTAAATATCGTATAGGCCTAACTGGTACTTTAGACGGAACCAAAACACATAAACTGGTACTTGAAGGTCTATTTGGTGCAGTAGAAAAAGTTATCACCACAAAAGAATTGATTGACAACAAACAATTGTCTGACTTTCAAATTAAATGTTTGGTATTAAGGCATCCAGATGATGTGGTAGAAAGAATGAAAGATGCAACGTACCAAGAAGAAATAGAATATTTAATTTCAAATCAAAATAGAAATAGGTTTATTAGAAATCTTGCAATTAGTTTAGGTACGAATACACTTATATTATATCAAATGGTTGAAAAACATGGTCAAATCCTTTATAATGATATACTAGAAAAAGCGAATGGCCGTAAGGTCTTTTTTATACATGGTAAAGTAGACACGGATGACCGAGAGGAAGTCCGTAGAATTATGGAGATAGAAAATGATGCTATTGTTGTTGCTTCTTTTGGTACTTTCAGTACCGGTATTAATATTCGGAACTTGCACAACGTTATTTTTGCTTCACCTAGCAAAAGTAGAGTACGAAACCTCCAGTCTATTGGACGAGGACTAAGACAAAGTGAAGGCAAAGAGATGGCTACTCTGTATGATATTGCAGATGATATGAGATATAAAAAACATATGAACTTTACATTAAAACATTTTGTGGAAAGAGTAAAGATATATAATGAAGAAAAGTTTTCATTCAAAATCTACAACATAGGACTTAAAAATGGATGAAGTAAAAATTGTTAGATTTAAAGATGGCCTTGATGTTATTTGTTATTTTGATAGTCAGAATAATGAGGTAGTTGAGGTCAAAGAACCTATGATGTTTGAAGTAAGAAACATGAATTTGGTAATGCAACAATGGCTTCCAATTGCCATGATAAAAGAGAATCGTGCTTCTGTTAAATGGGAAGATATTCTCTGTGTTATGGAACCAAGTGATGACTTTAAGGAGTATTTCCACACTACCGTGGAGAAAGTAAATGACTCAATTGAGAAAAAGAAGAACGCATCTACAGAAGATGAAAAGGAATATATGCTGGAAGTTTTAAGTGCTATGGATGAAATGGATAATACAAAGAACTTAAAATTACACTAAACATCATGGGGGCTACATACGAACTATAACATTTGTCAAGCCCCTTGTCAACAACTTTTTATGGTACATTTGAATGAGTAAACCTAAACATTATATTAACAATCAAGATTTCTTAAAGGCCTTAACGGATTACAAGGCTGCCTGTGCAATTGCCACAAAAGAAAATACACCAAAACCTAAGATACCAAATTACATTGGTGAATGCTTTATGAAGATTGCGGAAGGTTTATCACATAAACCTAACTTCATCAACTATAGTTACCGAGATGAAATGATTTCAGATGGCATTGAGAACTGTCTTATGTATTTTGAAAACTTTGATGAAACAAAATCTTCCAACCCATTTGCATACTTTACACAGGTAATTTACTTTGCTTTCCTAAGACGTATACAAAAGGAGAAGAAACAATTATACGTCAAGTACAAGGCCACAGAGATGTATGGTATTCTGGATGAATTTGAGATGATGGAATCCGAAGATGGTTCTACAAGGCAATTTGAACTCTATGACAATATTGCCGAGTTTATTGAAACATATGAAGATGCCAGAAAAACTAAAAAGGCAGAAAAAGATGCCATAAGGAAACCAAAAGGACTTGAAAAATTTATTGAGGGGTAATTATGAAAGTTGGATTTACTTGTTCCACATTTGATTTGTTCCATGCAGGTCATGTGATGATGTTAAAAGAAGCAAAGACTCAATGTGATTATTTGATTGTTGGTCTGATGATTGATCCTACAATTGATAGACCTGGTACCAAAAATAAACCAGTACAAACGGTATTGGAAAGATTCATACAGGTCAAAGCTTGTTCTTATGTTGACGAAATTATACCATATGGTACAGAAAAAGAATTACTGGACATATTGACTTCTTATCCAATTGATGTTAGAATCATTGGTGAGGAGTATAAAGATAAGCAATTTACTGGTTATAATTTACCAATTGCTGTATACTTCAATAGTAGACAACACAGTTTCAGTACCACTGAGTTAAGACAAAGAGTATTGGACATTGAAAAATTAAAGGCAAAATGAAAGTAGCAATAATTACCGACCAACATTTTGGAGCTCGTAATGATTCCACACACTTCTTGGATTTCTATGAAAAATTTTATAATGAGGTATTCTTTCCTAATCTACAGGCTGCCGGAATTCGCACTGTTCTTATTCTTGGTGATACTTTTGATAGACGCAAATATGTAAACTTTTTTACCTTAAAAAGAACAAAACAAATGTTCTTTACTCCATTACATGAAATGGGTATTGAAGTTCATATGCTTGCCGGTAACCATGATACTTACTTTAAGAATACCAATGATGTAAACTCGGTTGATTTGTTGTTGCGTGAGTATGATAACATAACCGTTATTGATTCGCCACAAACCATACATTTGAAATATGAAGATACATCGTATGATGTTTGTATGTTACCGTGGATATGTGCCGAGAATTATGAACGTTCTATGGAAGAAATTAAGAACACCTCTGCCACAATCTGTATGGGTCATTTAGAAGTTTCTGGGTTTGCCATGTATCGTGGTATGCCATCACATGAAGGATTGGAACGTGCTCTATTCAGGAAGTTTGAGTATACTTTTTCTGGCCATTATCATCATAAGTCCAATGCTGATGGTATCTTCTATTTGGGCAACCCGTATGAACTTACTTGGCAAGACTATAATGACGATAGGGGTTTTCATATATTTGATATGGATAGGCGTTCGTTGGAATTCATAAAAAATCCAAACAAAATGTTCCATCGGATTACCTATGATGACAAGAAAGATACCATTTCAGATATTACAAATATGGACCTATCTGGATATACAGGCAAGTATGTAAAGGTGGTAGTAATTAACAAGACTAACCCATATTTGTTTGACAAACTGATGAGTAACCTGTATAATGTCAATCCAGTAGATGTTACAATCGCTGAAGATTTCACGGACCTTACAGAAGGCCTTGATGATGATATGTTAGACCAAGCTGAAGATACGTTGACCACATTAAACAAATATGTGGAGACTATCAAAGATGATGGTATTGATAACGACAAATTGAAAACATTATTGAAAGAACTCTACGTAGAGGCATTGAATACTGAACAAGCATGATATTATTTCAAACAATTAGGTGGAAGAATTTTCTTTCTACCGGGGCTTCATTTACGGAAATTAACTTTACCAAATCCACAAATACGTTGATTATTGGTCAGAATGGTGCTGGAAAATCCACTATTTTAGATGCATTATGCTTCGGTTTATTTGGTAAACCGTTTCGTAAGATAAATAAGCCCCAGTTATTAAACTCCATCAATGGTCGGGATGCCTTGGTGGAAGTAGAATTTAATATTGGCCAGAAACGGTATAAAGTTATTCGTGGTATCAAACCAAACGTGTTTGAAATATACCTGAACGATGTATTGCTGAACCAAGATGCAGCTTCAAAGGATTACCAAGAGATTTTAGAGAAGAATATTCTCAAATTAAATTATAAATCCTTCACGCAAGTTGTCATTCTTGGTTCAGCATCCTTTGTACCATTCATGCAACTGTCTGCTGCTGACCGTAGAACTATCATTGAAGATTTGTTAGACATACAAATATTCTCGTCAATGAATGTCATTGTCAAAGAGAAAATGTCGGTATTAAAAGATGGTATTACCAAATCCAAATACGATATTAAACTTGTAGAAGAAAAAATCAATCTACAAAAGCAGAACATTGAAGAAAATAATAAGAACAGAGTTGCCGAAATACAAAAGAGAGTGCAAGAGGTTGCAGAATCAAATCTACACATCCAACAATTGGAAAAAGATATTGAGTTGATTAACAAACATATAGACGTATTACAAGATAAAGTTGGTGATAAGAAAGAGAAACTTGACAAGAAAGCTAAGGGTCTATTTCAAATCAAAGGCAAGGTTCAAACTAATATTGACCGTAATGAAAAGGAGATTCAGTTCTATGAAAATAACCACGACTGTCCAACCTGTAAACAATCAATTACTCCTGAATGGAAAGATTCTCAAGTTAAAGAAAAGACAGAGAAAATTGATACACAAAGGACTGGCCTCCAAGAAATTGATGAAGAACTGACCAAAGTTACCAATGAGGTGAAGTCAATCACCAACATTATTAACCATATTAATGCACACAATGGTGAAATTATTAAACACAATTCTACCATAACATCTATCAATCAATACATTTCAAAATTGAATGTTGAGTTACGTGAACTGGATGAGAAAAAAGTTGGTGCAGAAGGTGCTGACCAGAAGTTAATTGAACTGAAACAAGAATTAGAATCTTATACCACTTTATATAAAGAACAGTTATCAGAAAAACATTACCATGAATTTGCAGGTACGTTGTTGAAAGATGGTGGTATTAAAACCAGAATCATTAAACAGTATTTACCAATTATGAACAAGTTGATTAACAAGTACCTGACTGCTATGGACTTCTTTGTCAACTTCAACATCAATGAAAACTTTGAAGAAACAATTAAGAGTAGGCATCGTGATGAATTCTCTTATGCCAATTTCTCTGAAGGTGAAAAGATGCGTATTGATTTGGCTTTGTTATTCACATGGAGACAGATTGCCAAGTTAAAGAACTCCACCAATACAAACCTATTGATATTGGATGAAGTGTTTGATTCAAGTTTAGATACCGTTGGTACGGAAGAATTTCTAAAATTGATTAATGAAATGGGTACAGACACCAATGTGTTTGTTATTTCCCACAAAGGCGACCAACTCTTTGATAAGTTTAGGTCAATTATTAAATTTGAAAAGAAAAACAATTTTTCAAGGATTGCAAAATGAGTGATGATATTATTTTATATGATACGAAAGAAGAAGCCAAGATTAAGGTTGATATACCAACCTTTAAATTAGCGCCAGCAGATTGGCCAGGTTTATATAATGTTTTACCTGAATTTGATTTCAGTAATCCTCCAGTTGATCCAAATTCATTTGCATCCACGTTGGTAGAAACTTGTAAGAAACATAATGGTTTTGGATTATCTGCCAACCAATGTGGTTATCCACACCGAGTTTTTGTTATGGGTACCGATGATGAATATGTGGCATTCTTTAATCCTAAATTGATTAAATCTGAAGGTGAATCTCACTTAGAAGAAGGATGTTTATCGTGGCCACTATTGAATTTGCGTATTACCAGACCTAAAAAGATTTGGGTTGAATACCAAGATTTCACAGGAACAAAGAAAGAATCAATCTTTGATGGTATATCTGCACGGTGTTTCCTCCATGAGCTTGACCATATGAATGGAATCATGTATACTTCAAGGGTAAAACCTCTTGCGTTACAGTTTGGACTTAAAAAACTGGAAAAGATTAGACGCAAATACTTTAACCCTAAGATGATGAAACAGATGACTAATGGCAACCAAAAAACACATACCTGATGTAGAAGAACAATGGCGTACTTGGTCTGATGAATTTACTTCAGACCGTTTTGAACACATTGATACTGATACACTCAAAGAAAATCTCATCAAAGATTTAACCTACGCATCACAAATGGATGTGCGTGAATACACCTTATACCAGAAATGGTGTGAGGTGCATGAAAAATATCCCACTAGAACTATCACTACATTATTTGGTGATGAACACCAATTGGTAGATGTTGAACAACAAAAACTTATTGATAAAGTAAAAACTAATTTCTGGATGCCTGAAGGTCCAGATGACTACGAAAAACTGAAACCAACATTGGTATTATCTAATGGTGATTTGGCAGAAACGTGGAATACTATTCGTACCTTTTCGTCCACAATGAAGAACAATTCTAATATTGGTCGTAACCTTTATTACACCGTGATTGATGAAACATCTGGTAAGTACCTAGGTGTTATTTGTATATCATCCGACTTCTTGGACTTGACTCCAAGAGATAAAGAGATTGGATGGGCCAGAGATGTTAAGACACAACAAGGTATGATTAATCACACGGCCATTGGTTCCACGATTGTTCCTTTACAACCTTTGGGGTTCAACTATATGGGCGGTAAGTTATTGGCATTGTTATGTCTTGCCGATACTGTACAGAATGATTGGAAAAGACAATATGGTGATGTTCTTGTTGGAGTTACAACGACTTCTCTTTACGGGAATACTAAGTCTGGTGGTTTATCTCAGTATGATGGTCTTGAACACTGGAACAAAATGGGTTTCAGTTCTGGTTCGGTTGCTTTTGAACCTACAAAAAAGACCATGAGAATGGTATATGATTGGGTAAAAGAGAATCATACACGCCGTTACTTTGAATGGTGGGAAGCCAAGAATCCAAAAGGTCTTCCATTAAAACGTGACCACAAGAACCGTACATTAAACTTTGCGTATGGTAAGTTGGATATTCCAAAACAACTTATTCGTACCGAACATCAGCGTGGAATTTATTTTTCTCCGCTGTACAATAACACCAATGAATACCTCCGCAAGGAGATTGGTGATGAACAACTGGTAAAGATGTTCGATACCAGTGAACAAGCTCTTGCCAATATTTGGAAAACCAAGTATGCTAAGGGTCGGATATCAATGTTAAAGAAAAAGAATACTGTTTCTTATGAGAACTTGTTCTACGATGACTTGATATTCATGTCTTGGGAAGAAACCAAGACAAAATATCTACCACAAGTTGGTAGGTAAAAAGGTGTGTTATTCAGTAGAGTAACATATATCAACTAAGAAAGAAGTATCTAACTTAAAAGGAAATTATATGAAAACTGTATTTGACGTAGAAAAATCTCTGGAGGCATGCCCTCCAAATTATCCCCCAGGTGTTACATTTAAAAAACGTGTTGTCCTTAAACGTGGAAAAACCGGTAAAGTAACATATCCCATGAGTAAAAATCCAAGACAACATCACGTTATCTTGACTAAAGTTCCAGAATTGCGAGATTCATTAATTGTAAATGGTTATGTTTACACTTGCTCTCCACCTACTGTAAAAATTGATCCCAATAACAAAGACAGGTTTATCGGCCTATCTGGATATCACCGAGATGCAGCCGCTGAACAAGCTGGTTGGGATTCAATGATGTATGATGTGTTGGAATTTGATACACCATTAGATGAAAGAAAACATAAAAATGTTTCTAATCATCACAAAACACCTTCCATCTCTAATACAATCATGGACATTGTAATGCAAGTTAAAGAAGCTGTGCAACAAAATGAAATTGTAAACGATGACGTTGAAGTCAAAAGTTTAATTTCCATTTTGGCTGCGGACAAAACAAAAACTGCACAAACAAAGATTTTCAAAAAACTCAGAACACATTTGCCAACATCTTCTACAATAAGAAATTACCACACAGAGGGTGGTTCACTTTCAACAGAAGAATTTGCAATTCAAAATAATATTCCTTATGGTGGTGATGCTGCATGGGATAAATTAAATCGACTTGGTTATATAACTGGAATTAAAACACCAAAGACAACCTTGTTTGATGCAAAAAAATTATCACAACTATATGATGGTAAAGAAGTTGAGATTTATGCTTGGATTCAAGACAATCCTAAAGCTGCACCTGCAATACACAAACAAAGGGAAAAATGGTTAGAAACATTTAATTCTTTTATTGAAGAGGACTGCAAGAGTATCCAACAACTACTAAAAGTTTGTGGATACAATATTAAACTGGACCTTTTGGTTAAAAACCACCCAGTTAGATTTAAAGGGTTTTTGGCCCAAGATATATCACCAAATCCATTGGATGGAGGAAGTCCAATGGAAAAAGGTGTTGTCGATGTATGCGGCAATCCTTTGGTGTTTTAAACAAGTATACCGCCAGGATTATAACATCCTGGTGATTATGCTTGACACACACACTAAATAGTGTTATGATGTGAATGCTTGTGAAAGCAAGTTTGTTTTTTTTAACTTTGTCATTATTAGGAGATTATATTATGACTAACAAAATTTCTGCGAAAGCAAAAATCCTTAACTTTTTGAGCAAGACAGAGGGTTACAACACCTTGTCAGTTGCACAGGCTCGTGCTCGTTTTGGCATTCAAAACGTTTCTGCTCGTGTAGAAGAACTTCGTAAAGAAGGTCACGTTATCTACACAAACACCAAAACCCGTGGCGATGGCAGCAAAGTTGCCGTGTATCGTATGGGTAAACCAACTAAAGCAATGGTTCGTACTGCTATCAATGCAGGTTACAGCTACACTGCTTAATCAGTGAATGATAGGGAGTACCGCCTTGGTGGTCTCCCTTTTTTTATATCTTTGGAGAGATAATGGAAATTTCAATTAAAAAAGAAGAGCTTCAAAAGAAAAGTTTATTTGTTGCAACACCAATGTATGGTGGTATGAATCATGGCTTATATGCCAAAGCTTGTTTAGACCTACAAGCAATTTGTATGCAATATGGAATCACAGTTAAATTTTCATTTCTTTTCAATGAATCTTTAATTACAAGAGCAAGAAACTATCTTGTTGATGAATTTGTTTCTCGTTCGGACTGTACACATCTATTATTCTTAGATGCTGACATTCACTTTAATCCACAAGACGTTATTGCAATGTTGGCTTTAGATAAAGATGTTATTGGTGGGCCTTATCCTAAGAAGGCCATTAAGTGGCGTTCAGTTAAAAAGGCCATGGAAAAGAATCCGGATATAGATGCTGGCATTCTTGAAAAGGTTACTGGAGATTATGTTTTCAATCCCGTACATGGAACAGAGAAATTTTCTGTAACAGAACCATTACAAGTTTTGGAAATTGGAACAGGTTTCATGTTGGTAAAACGTGAAGTGTTTCCTAAATTTGCAGAAGCATATCCACAACTTCGTTACAAACCTGACCACGTTGGCCAAGCACACTTTGATGGTTCACGTTACATTCATGCATACTTTGACACTATCATTGATTCAAAAGATTCAGCGACTGGTGGTGGTACAGACCGTTACTTGAGTGAAGATTATATGTTCTGTCAACTCTGGCGCAAAATTGGTGGAGAAATCTACTTGTGTCCTTGGATGCGTGCTGACCACATTGGTACTTATCACTTCAAAGGTGATATGCCTGCAGTTGCCAATTACGTTGGAGAAATGTAATGTCTGATGATGTAGTCAAAGCATCTCAAACAGCCACTACTGGTGGTCGTAAATTTGACGGCAACAAACTAGAATATGGTTTGTTGCCACCTCTTGCTCTTGAGGCCACTGTTAATGTATTGACATTTGGTGCTGAAAAGTATGAGAGAGATAATTGGAAAGTTGTACCTGATTCTAAACGCAGATATTTTGATGCAATGGAACGGCACATATGGGCATGGAAGAAAGGTGAAATCCTTGATCCAGAATCCGGTAAACATCACCTGGCACACGCAATGTGTTGCTTGATGTTTTTGTATGAACATGATATACTCTATTCATGTTAATTTTATTATGAGGAAAACAAATGAAAATTTCTAATGAGACACTAACGGTTCTAAAGAACTTTGTTGGTATCAATGCAAGTATTGAATTCAAAAAAGGAAACAAGCTTGCAACAATTTCTCCAACCAAAACTGTGTTGGCAAAAGCCACAATCACAGATGACTTTCCACAGGATTTTTGTATCCATGATTTGAACCAGTTCTTGTCTGTACAATCATTGTACAAAGATGGTGAGATTGATTTTGATGACAAACACGTTATCTTCAAGTCAGGTCGTAAGAAACTAAACTATCGTACAACTTCACGTAATGTTATCGTTACAGTACCAGAAAAAGAATTGAACCTTCCATCGGTTGATGCATCGTTTTCTTTGACTGCGGAAGACTTAGCCAACATTATGAAATCGTCTGCTGTGTTGCAATCACCTAACGTTGCTATCATGTCTGATGGTGATAAGATTTATGTTACATCTTTTGATGCAAACGATGATGCAGCTCACGTTAATTCTACAGAGATTACCGATGGTAATGGTTCTGTATTCAAGGCAGTTTTCTTGACAGAAAATTTGAAGATGATGCCTGATTCTTATGACATAGAAATTTCATCTAAAGGTTTAGCGTCCTTTAAAAATACTAAAGGTGATTTGCAATACTGGATTGCCATCGAAGCTAAACATTCTAAATTTGGAGAATAATATGATTTGGTTAACAGATGCCGTTAATGGACATAAAGTTGCGATAAATCCACACTACATCGTGGCAGTATTTCAGGTGCCTAAAACAGATGATGAAGAACGAAATGCTCTTATTGGCAAAACTGCAATTAACTTGACTACTGGTAGTATAATTGTTGATGAATCTGAATATGATGTTATTGGAAGGATGGCGGCGCATGACTAAAGTAAATACATTGTTCGGTTCTTTTGATGAAGAACAACTGAAAAAACTTAAAGGTTATATTGATGAACTTGTTCTACACATGAGCAAGAATCAAGGCAATAACGAAGCAATGAAAGACATTGTGGATTTTGCACACGATGAATTGAAAATCCCTAAAAAGATTGTCAAACGTATGGCAAAAACACAATTCAAAAATTCTTTTCAGACTGAAGTGGCTGAGTCAAAAGAATTTGAAGCATTATTTGAAAGTATGAATGAGGTGAAATGATGGGTGAAATTAGAACATGGACAGACAAAACTGAATACATTGATGTACTCAGAAAAGAAATTCAGATTTTAAAAACTCGTTACAGACCTGAATCGGAAGGCACTGGTCATTTTAATACAGCAATTTCTGTATTGGAAGGCCGTGTCAAAGAACTTGAATCTGAATTGAACTGGCCATTTCCGGCCTAAAATGATTTATTATATTATGGAGATTGTGAATGAACGAGCATATGCTTTGGGTGGAGAAGTATCGCCCTAAAACCGTTGAAGATTGTATTTTGCCTGAAGGTATCAAGGCAACTTTCCAAGAATATGTAAACCGTAAAGAGATTCCAAATCTTCTACTATCAGGTACTGCTGGTGTTGGTAAAACAACCATTGCAAAAGCCTTGTGTCAAGAAGTTGGTTGTGATTACATTGTCATCAACGGGTCTGATGAGTCAGGTATTGACACATTCAGAAACAAAATTAAGAACTATGCCTCATCTGTATCCTTGACTGGTGGACGTAAGGTCATCATCATTGATGAGGCAGATTATCTAAATCCAAATTCAACTCAACCTGCGTTACGTGGTGCAATCGAGGAGTTCTCTGAGAACTGTTCGTTTATCTTCACCTGTAACTTTAAGAATAGGATTATTGATCCAATCCATTCACGTTGTACTGTTGTTGATTTCAAAATCAATGGTAGTAAACCTAAGATGGCTGCACAATTCTTTAAACGTGTGGAATGGATTTTGGAACAAGAAGGTATTAAATACGACAAACAGGTTGTGGCTGCCGTTATCACCAAACATTTCCCTGACAATCGCCGCATTCTAAATGAACTGCAACGATATTCCGTGTCAGGTACAATTGACAAAGGTATTCTTGCATCTGTATCTGATGTTAATATATCTGAATTGGTTAAGTCCTTGAAATCAAAAGACTTTACGGCTTGTCGTAAATGGGTTACAGGCAATCTAGACAATGATGCAACCACCTTGTTTCGTAAGTTATATGAATCATTGTATGAAACATTAGAAGCCAATTCTGTGCCACAGATGGTTGTTATTATTGCCAAATATCAATATCAGGCAGCCTTTGTTGCAGACCATGAGATTAATCTTATTGCCTGTTTGACAGAAATCATGGTTGAGTGTGAATTCAAATGAGTCCGTTTGACTACGTTGACTTCATTTTCCGTAAGAAAAAACCAGACGGAGACCTAGACTTTGTAGATTATGCACCATTCATTGTAAATCGTTCACTATCCTATCACATGGATTGTGTACTTTATGCAAATGAAATGAATCTTTATCCAGGTACCGATAAGGACATACAGTACCAGTATTTTCTAAATAGTATTAGACCGATGAAACGGGGTTTTCAACCCTGGCAAAAGTCCAAAACTGACGAGAATATTGAGTGTGTGAAAGCCTATTTTGGTTATTCTAACGCCAAGGCCAAAGAGGCCCTACGTATTCTCTCCGATGAACAAATCGCTGTAATAAAAATAAAAACAGACACCGGCGGAGTGAAGAATAATGGTAAATCTTAATGACCTAATTGAAGTAACATTGAACGAAAAAGATGACTTTCTAAAAGTGCGTGAAACGTTAACACGTATTGGTGTAGCTTCCAAAAAAGACCAAATTTTATATCAATCATGTCACATACTACACAAACGTGGACAATATTATGTAGTACATTTCAAAGAATTATTTGCGTTAGATGGCAAACCAACAGACATTTCAGAAAGTGACTTGGCTCGTAGGAATGCTATTGCTAACTTGTTAGAAGATTGGGGACTGGTCAAATTGGTAAATGCAAAACAAACTGAAGTTCCAGAACCTATTTTTCTATCACAAATCAAAATAATTTCTCACAAAGAGAAGGATGATTGGCAATTAGTACCAAAGTATAATATTGGTAAAAAACCGAATAATGGTTGACACCTAATATAAATATATGTTATAGTCCTAGTCCCTTGGGATGGGAAAGAGGTGCTCCACCTACCTTAGGAGCGTTTTAAAGCGGGCACAACGATAGGGTGTCACTGGATCCCGTAACCAGTATTTCAACCGATACGCCTTCGGGGTATCAATTTTTTAATCTCGCTTTTAGGAGAAACACATGACAAATCTTATGAAAGATTTTTTTAATACCGACTTTGGTAAAATGCAATCATTCACAGTAGGATTCAATGATACATTGGAACTTATGCGTGAAGCAGCAACGGCAGCTGCAACAAAAGCCGTATCTTATCCTCCATACAATATCAAACAAGTAAAAGAAAACAAGTACGTCATTGAAATGGCTGTTGCTGGTTTTGCTAAGTCTGACATTGAGATGACTTTGGAAGGAAACAAACTTGTAATTAAAGCTGCATCTAAAGATGATGATGAAGAAGAATACCTATTCAAAGGTATTGCCAACCGTGGGTTTGAACGTACCTTTACTCTTGCAGATAAAGTAGAAATTCAAGATGCAGAAATGATGAATGGTATGCTTAGAATTTGGCTAGAAAACATGGTCAAAGTACAAGACGCTATTAAGAAAATCTCCATCAAGGAGAAGGAAGATAAATGATTCAACTAATTAACAACTTCTTTAAACGAATAAGTGGTAATTATGGAAATGATTTGGAATCATTTATTACCTCTAGGGATCCCAAGAATGAAGGCGATGTCGAAAGACTGACGCTGGAATATAATACCAGGTTATTACAAAACCGGTACTACTAAAATCTAAGGGGTTGCTTGACAACCTCTTTTTTTGCCTATATAATACTCATCATGAAAACAGAAAAATCAACCATCAAAAAAGTCCGTGTGAAAACCACACATGAAACTTATTTCGTTTGCGGACCAGAAGTCAAGGAGATTGATGGTGTGCAATTTGTTTATGTAATCAAGAACATTGGTATCAGAGAGACACCAAAATTGATGCGTAAAGATTCTTTAGAGTATATCAAATAATAGCCCACATAGCTTAATGGTAAAGCAGTGAACTCATAATTCATTGAGTGGTGGTTCAATTCCATCTGTGGGCACCAATTTTTTATTAGGAGAAAGTATGTCAGTTACAATTAAAAACCTTGAGGCTGCATTGGCTGGCGAGAGTCAAGCACACATCAAGTACCGTTATTTTGCTAGAATTGCAATGGAAGAAGGACATGAAGAAATTGCCAAACACTTTTGGCATACTGCGGATCAAGAACTACAACACGCTTGGGGTCACCTTGAATTGTTGATTGGTAAACCATCAACCAAGGAGTGTCTTGAAATGGCCATTGAAGGTGAGACTTATGAGTTTACACACATGTATCCTCAAATGGAAGCCGAAGCAAGGGGTGAGGGTTTGTTGGAAGCAGCACAAGAAGCTGCCGAGCAAACACAAGAATCCAAAGAACATGCTGAACAATTTAAGGCAGTTCTAGAAAAAGCACAAAAGCGTTTTTCTGCTTTGAAGAAAATTGAAGAACGCCATGCAAAAGCATATCAACAAAAATTGGAGAACCTATGACTGAAGTACACGTATGCGTAGTTTGTGGCCATGAACACAATGATGAACTAGAAGGTATTTGGAATCAATTGCCTGATGACTTCACTTGTCCCGAATGTGGATGTGGTAAAGAAGATTACGAGGTTCTGTGAAAGACAAATTTCGTGATGCATATATGAAAGTGGCTGAGACATTTGCAGAATTGTCCTCGGCTAAAAGACTTCATGTTGGTGCCATTGTAGTCAAAGAAGATAGAATCATATCTATTGGTTACAATGGTATGCCTGCTGGCTGGGATAACGATTGTGAATATAAAGATTATATGAGCGTAGACGCAGGAGGTTGGCTCGATCCTGACGAGATTAAAGAAGGCTGGCCGTTTGAAGAAATTCAAGTAATTACAAACAGCTATGGAAGTTTTCAAATAGCCAGACGTTATCGTCTTAAAACAAAACCAGAGGTACTTCATGCTGAAACAAATGCAATTGCAAAACTTGCTAAATCTACAGAATCTGGTAACGGTGCTACTATGTTTGTTACCCATGCTCCATGTCTGGACTGTGCCAAACTTATCTACCAAAGTGGCATTAACAGTGTTCTATACAGGAACTCTTACAAGTCTGACGATGGTATCAATTTTCTGGCCAAAGCTGGGGTCATTGTGGAGAAACTAAATAAGCCGGAGTTCTAATGATTTAAACTAACTTACAGGAGACTTACATGAATATAAAAGTAGTGAATTGTCCTGACAAAGATTTTAAACCATACATAGAACGAGCAGCAAAATATTTCGCCGAAGAATTAATACCCAATACACGAATTCGTAATAATTGTTATACAGTTATTTGTTTCAATGATAAGATTACAGAATTTGGTTGTGCTGAAATAGTTGATTACAACACTTTAAAAAAAGCCAGAGAATTCAAAATAGAAATTCATCCTGGTATTGGTTCTAGGAACATATTAGAAACATTAGCACATGAAATGGTCCATGTTAAACAATATGTAGAAGGTGAATTGAATGATAGTATGACGAATTGGCGTGGCAAAAAAGTCAATTCAGATGATATAGATTACTGGATACAACCGTGGGAATTGGAAGCATTGGGTAGAGAACAAGGTCTGTTGACTAAGTTTGCCATCAAGGAACATTT